GTGACTCCGGGAGCAACAGCTCATGCGGCTAGAAGAGATTCCTTACCTCAATTAAAAATGAGGATGAAGTTGTTCGCCACGAATGGCGCAACTGCATACCTAAGAGCTCTATACCGATATTTCGGTTTTAAAGAGCCTAAGGTCAAGGTAGTCTCATCGAACCGTGTGGAGCTAGTACCGAAGAACTGGAAGACAGACCGTACCATCGCGTGCGAGCCAGAAGGGAATTTACCCCTCCAGCTTGCATTCGACACGTACGCCAAACGGCGTTTACGCCGCTTTGGAATTGATCTGCGCGACCAGTCTGCGAATCAGAGAGCCGCGAAGCTTGCCTCAATCAACAATGACTTTGTCACAGTTGATTTTAAAGCTGCTTCAGATACAATCAGCTACAACACGGTTGCGTGGGTTTTCCCATGCGATTGGTTTAGCTTTTTGGATCGTGTTCGGGCTCCTCGTTACAGAGGAGCTTTCGGCGAAGGAAGGTACCAGAAGTTTTCCTCAATGGGAAACGGAAGTACCTTCACCGTCGAAACCCTGATTTTCGCTGCCGCTTGTTACGCATGTGGTGCCCGTGATTTTCTCGTTTATGGTGACGATGTCATCATACACAAGGATTTCTATCAGGACTACATACGATTGACAAGATTCCTAGGTTTTACCATTAACCAAGAAAAGTCCTTTAGCGATGGCCCTTTTAGGGAATCGTGTGGACTTGACGCGTTTAATGGTATCGATGTTACTCCTGTGTATATACGAAGTGTCGACCGGCGAAAAGCTAGTCAATGTCACCTCGTAAACATACTCAGTAGTATTGCTGATCCTGGTTCTTCGCTGAGGGCTTATCTCGACAATTTGATTATTGCTCAGAATTTGCCCTTAGTTCCATACCAGGAGAGCACTTTATCTGGTGTCTGGATAGACCCTGATAAAGCTCGAACCCTAGGTCTTCTCAAGCAAAAACACGGTATCAACAAATTCAAGTCTTATATTCCTAAGAATAATAGACGAAACTTTGTTGATGCGCGCGGGTATTATCTCTGGTTCCTCAACAAGAACTCTCAAGTTCTTTTTGCTGGTCCCTGGGATTTAGCCCGCCATTGTGAATTTGCCGAGACGTCATCG